TTCTAACCTTCCAGAACAAACATTTATAAAAGCAGAGGAGATTGAAAATGATTGAAGTCCAGAAGAATTACAAAATCACACTCACAGAAGACCAAGCACAACAGCTCTATCGTCTTCTACAATCATCATCAAAAGAATTCTCATATGGGGAACGATTTGATGAACTGGGGTTTCTTCACGATGAACTACAAAAACTATTTGATACGGGGATACGATGACTGACTTTCAACCAAAACCACAAACACCAGAGCAAGTAGATCAAGGTCTTCGTGAGGCTTTTATACAAGCAAAGAAAGATGGTGTGATGGATGCTACTCCTTATCTTGAAAGATGGAATAGTTATGATGGATTATTAGTAAAAGTTCCAAAAGAATCTGGTTGGAAGTGCTACTTATTTGGTAATCGTCCTGGTGGAAATGGTATAATTTATGTTCCACCAGAAGAAAGAGTGCCTAATCGTTTTGTGAGGTTTATGATGCGAATTTGTTTTGATTGCCTATGGGTGGAGGAGAAATGATTGAACGAGTAAAATTCACACACATCACACGAATGATTGATCCAAAGACACGCATTCATTATCTGGATGCGATTGATGAGAATGGACGACACTGGACTGCTCAGATGACACATACAGAAGAACCTTGGATTATCTACAAAGAAGTTTGGAAAGAAGACCCACAGCAACCTTACATGCTATGACTGAAATCGAAAAGACAGAAGCAGAAATCAAAGTGCTTCAAAAGAAACTTGACCTCCTCAAAGAGATTGAAACACACAAATCTCAACCAAGAATGACCTTTGAAAACGCTGGGGAGTATGAGGTTGTTTCTTATAATGGCGAGAATTATTATCGTCTGGAATACCCAACTGCTGATATTTGGTATAAGAGAACAGATGATGATAATGGTGTAACTTTCCTAAAACAGATTACTGATGGTGAAACTCATCGTTTACTTGAAGGTCTGTGGTTCAATCAGGTGAAGGGAGGCATGATTGATGAACCTTATAAGAATGTGAAAGCATATTGGGATGAGAAAGATAATCCAAAACCTATGGATGAAGTTGTGGATAGGTTGATTAAAAAGTACGAAGCACAAAAACTCTGGAATATTTTGTCAAACAAATATGATTATATTTCAGCAACTTGTGATGATATTGTATCCGCAGTAGAAGAATGGTTACCTAAACCACAATCTGCCGAAGGATCACAAAATGTAGATACTGAACTACTTGTAGATGGTTTCAATCACTGCTTACAAAAAATTAAGGAGATGCTACGATGACTGAACGAAACTTTGCTAAAGAACTTGCTCATCACCGCTATATTGATATGGAGGATGGGAATGATACTGAAACCATTTGTTATCCTTCTTTGATTTGTATTATCACCGAGTTGTGTGATAGAATAGAGCAACTTGAAAAAGACAACAACCTCTTAAAATCCTACGCATGGGAACAATGACTGAACTATCACTTAAATGGAAACAAATCTTTGATGAAATCTCAACAGCAGATGAACATGTTGTTGGAAAAATCAACTACTATAATCTCACAAGTATCTTGGAAGATTTGTATGTAGAAAATGCTGATCTCAAAACACGAGTAGAAGCACTGGAAAAAGATAAGAACCAATGGTATCATCCAGAAAGCAGTGTAGCATCAAATAACATTGACTTTGAGGGTTGTTATGACTGAAGAAGATAAGTATGCTCTCAAAGAGTTTCTCCGTGGTGCTGGTGTAGTTGTTGGTGTTGTTGGCATTCTCATTACTATTCTGATGGTGCTTGCTTACTCCACCACAGGTGGTGAACCATTGAGTTCATCATTTGAAGTGGTTGACAAATATAAAGAGTGTGATATAGTAAGATATGCACCACACCAAGTTGCCGAGTACAAGTATTTCCTTTATTGTGAGAAAAACAAATGAAACCTAAAACCCGTGTTATACTAGAAATGGCAATTGAAGAAGGTGTGCGTCGTGGTTGGCATCTTGCACACAAACATGTAGAAAATCCTTTGCCAAGTGCCATTATGGAACGCATCGACGATGCTGTAATGTCTGCAATCTACGAATACTTTACCTTTGAACAGGAAGACTACCAGTGAATTACGACTTTCCAGAAATTAACCACATTGATGATGTCATTCCTCATATTGAGGATTGGCAGGAGTTCAAAGTAATGGAGAAAGATTGGTATACTGTTATCAACTACATGGTAGCATTTGAAGAAACATTCTCTCATGTCAGAAGTAGATCTATCTACAACATGAAGATTCGTCGTGAATGTCGTGGATTGATATTTGATACTGCTACTGGTAAACTTCTTTCTCGTCCATATCACAAGTTCTTTAATGTTGGAGAACGTGAAGAAACCAAGGAAGAAATCATTAACTGGGCGTTACCTCATGTAATTTTGGAGAAGTTGGATGGTTCGATGATTCGTCCTATTCCAACACCAGAAGGTTTTCGTTTAGGTACAAAAGCTGGCATCACTGATGTTGCAATGAATGCAGAGTATTTTATTGCAGACAAACCAGAATATGCTAAGTTCATTAAATCAAGTTTTGCATGTGGGTTAACACCTATCTTTGAATGGGTTTCAAGAAAAAATCGTATTGTAGTTGATTATCCAGATGACCAGTTAATTTTAACTGCTGTACGAGATATACACAGTGGAAATTATATTCCATATTCTCAGTTGGTTGAAACAGGAAAAAATTATGATATTCCTGTTGTGAAAGCTATTGCTGGTGATGACACTGATATTGAAAAAATAGTTGACCACATTCGTAAATGGGATGATGGTGAAGGTGTAGTTATTCGCTTTGATAATGGTCACATGGTCAAAGTTAAAGCAGATGAATATATTCTACGCCATCGCTCAAAAGAACAAATCAATTCAGAAAAGAATATCATTCAAGTTATTTTGAATGATTCTGTAGATGATATGATTCCTCTGCTCACCCCTGAGGATGCTCAACGACTCAAAGACTTTCAGCAGAAGTTCTGGTGTGCAGTTGATGAAGTGTCCTCAGACCTCACCCAAATCTTTGAAGGTGGTGATAGGATGTATCCAGACAAAAAGGAGTTTGCTGTTGAATTTGTGAACAAGATGCTCTTGCCTATTCATCGACCATTTATGTTTGGCATGAAACAAGGCAAAGACTGCAAGCAACTATTGACTGATTCAATCGAGAAGTCTTTGTCTTCTCAAACTAAACTCAACGATTCTCGCTGGATGTTCGGAGGTATTTCATGGAACTGATTATGATGTGTGGCATTCCTTGTGCAGGTAAGTCTACCTACATTCGCAGAGGAACTGAAAACACAGATGCTTTTGATGAGTATGTGATTCTATCTACAGACGACTACATCGAAGAGTATGCGAGGTCTGTAGATAAATCATACAATGAAGTCTTTGATGATGTAATTCATGAAGCATCTGCTAAGATGTTTGAACAACTTGAATATGCTGTTCAACATGAAAAGTCAATTATCTGGGATCAAACTAATCTAACCAAAAAGTCTCGCAGGCAGAAACTGAAGAGAATTCCAGACACATATACCAAAACTGTGGTAGTTCTTCCCATTGAACTAGAAGATGCTATCATTCGCAATTCGCAAAGAGCGAATAAGTTTATTCCACGATCTGTCATCACTCGCATGTATCACCAATTTGAAATGCCAACTGAAGATGAAGGTTTTGATGCTATCATGACACATGATGGTACACATCTTAAACTGCAGGTAGCTTGATGATTGCTGACTCGGTATTTGAACAAGTAATTGCAGTTGCAAAGTCTTCACCTTCTAAAAAACAGGTAGGAGCACTTCTTCTGAATAAGAATAAGGTAATTGTAAGTGCAACTAATCTTGAAACTAAATCACATCCACTCCAAGCTAAGTTTGCAGAGCGTGTAGGACTTGGTGAAAAGATCTATCTCCATGCTGAGATTGCTGCACTCGTGAAATGTCGTGATGAAGCAGACACTGTGATCGTTGCACGAATCAATCCACAAGGTAAACTACGAATGGCTCGCCCATGTCCTATTTGCCAGCTAGCATTGAAAGAAGCTGGCATCACTCACGTTCATTACACTACTAACCATGGATTCCTCTACGAATACTCTTAAGGATAAATGCATTATCTTTGATCTTGATGGTACTCTTTGTGACGTATCACATCGTCGTCAATTTGTTGCAACTAAGCCAAGAAATTGGGATGCATGGAACAAAGGAATTAGTCAGGATAAACCTGTAAAGCAAGTACTTGCAATGTTTCATTCATTGAAGTATTTCTTTCCTGTTTTCTTTGTGAGTGGCAGATCTGATGATTATCGTGATGTAACTATAAAGTGGTTAGAGGAACATGGAATCATGGAAGATGATTACAATGGTCTTTACATGAGAAAGTATAAAGATCATCGTGATGATGCTATTGTGAAGTCAGAGATTGCTGATATTATTGAAGAGCAGTATCAGATCTTTGCAGTCTTTGATGATCGCAAAAGGGTCTTGACAATGTGGCAAGAGCGTGGTATATTTACGTTTGATGTCTCCCAAGGTAAAGGTGATTTCTAATGGGATTGTTTGATCGTGTTCATTGTGCATATCCAATCAATGAACATTTCAATAATAATACACTGCAAACCAAAGGATTGTCCAATTCAATGATTGAGTATTGGATAACACCTGCAGGTGAATTGTATGAGATTGATGATTATCATGCGGCAGACTTTGTAGAAGTAAATGATGAAGATTTGAAACCATGGGAAAGATTTCAATGGGTTCCTAATGGTAAGCATGGTAAAGTTAAACCAGTTTATATCACAGATTGCATTGAAGTTTACCCAGAACGGAATCCAAATGAAACCTGGGAAGAGTGGCCACGATGTAGTATTTGCTTCAAAGAAGGTAAAATTACATACATAGAAATTATTCGATGACAGATTTTCCATATGAAGGATTTCCATTTAGACTAGAACACAAAGATGGAAATGACAATAAAGTGTGTTGGTTTAGTTGCCAAGAACACTTACAAAAATACATAGACAGGTACAAGTCAATTGATGGTAACATCCAAACTATTACTGGTAAAGCATCACGAAAACAAAAACAAGAGTTGTTTTCATCATTAGACACATTCTTTGAACCAAATGAAACACCTGTGGCACCTGTGGGCACTCGCACTAGGAGAAAAAGCACACAAAAAAGATCAAGTAGCAGACAAAGTAGCAGTAGTTAGGACTATCATCTTCACTACATATCTTATCACCAACTGCTTCATTGTAGCTGGTGTTATTCGACACTGGAATTCACGACAAATTAATGTTGAGGTAGAAATTTATGAAACTCCAAACTATTCCGAAAAATTATACTCAGAAAGATGGCACAATCTGGGAGTGGGTGGAGACACCAGAGTTGAGGGAGTATATCGCTCAGGCACAATCAAAAATCGTACAGGAGAGTTTGAATGAGCCACCAAAACGAGCATCCTGAGATTGCAGAACATACCTGGATTGATGATACATTTCGTGTAACACAAACCAGATGGAAAACTTGGAGAAGTTATTCTAAAGATGGTTCTGAACTGATTACATCATTGACAGAAGAACATTGTATTGCTGCAACTAGATTCTATATGAAAGGATTGCAGGAAGGATTTCCAGAAGCAAAAACTCATGCGGGAACTGTAGGTGGAAAACTCTGATAGTATGCCACATCACGTACTGGACCCAACCACACCATGGTATGAGTTTTTGTCCTATATTGAGTGCTGTCGAAGCCTCAATCCACCAGGACATCCTTCACTCACTCGCTTTATGCGATACCATGAATACCTGAAAGAGGTTGGACTTAAATGAACGAATTCACTTTACACATGGACAAATACACTGATGCAGAACTAGACGCAATGTGTCTAAACTCTGAAAACCAACAACTCAAGAAACGCATTGCAACTCTTGAGGAAGAAAACCAAAGACTAATCAATGATTTGCTTCAATTGTCACAACAAATGGAAGGTATGATTTATGAAGACTAATCAAAACGGTTATATTGATGCTGGTGTTGCTCTCCTAGCAGTTGGCGTGATTGTGATTGGTGGTCTCATCTTTATTGGTGGTCCCCAATACAACGTATGGCAACAATCTCTTGCTGGTAAGGCAGAACTGCAGAAGGCAGAATATACTCGCCAGGTTGCAGTTCTAGAAGCACAAGCAAAGAAAGATTCAGCACAACAACTTGCTGATGCCGAGATCATTCGTGCTACTGGTGTCGCTAAAGCAAACCAAATCATCGGTGATTCGCTGAAGGACAACCGTGAGTATCTTCAATATCTGTATATCACTGGTCTTGAAGATGGTAGTAAAAATGGTAATGTGACCATCTATGTTCCCACCGAAGGTGGAATGCCCGTCCCTACTCTTCAAATGAACAAATGATTGAAAAGCAAATTCAAGCCAAAGTTTACGGAAATCCCAGCGTATTTTCTCTGAGGTTCTATACCGAAGAAGACACTACATGGCTAAAAAACACTTTTGATGCATGGAAACTATTGCATGAATGTCTTCGTGAACAAGCAACTGGAGACCAAGAACTGTTTCATGATGAACGAGCTACAAACATTCCTGAGGCAATTTCCGAAGCAATGTATTGTATGTTAACTACTGTTGGTAGGTATCGTAAATCAACAACTCAAAAATTAAAAAATTGTTCATTTGATGCATATGACATCATTGAAGGAAAAACAGTGCAAATTAAATCAACTCAAATGAAGTATGATTGCACATCGTTTGGCCCTAAAACAAAGCAAGACAAACTTGTCTTTATTGATTTTTATAATGATGGCAACCTTGATGGCACTGTAGATGTTTATGATATTCCATATGAGTTTATAACAAATGTAATTGTTCGACAAAAAGATCAAATTACATTTGAGGATCGCAAGAAAGAAGGCAAGCGCCCTAGGTTTTCTGTAAAGAAATTTGTAATTGAGCCAAACAATCTTCAACCCCTTTACAAGGGAATCAAACTGTGGTAAACTAATAAAAAGTCAAATGAACCTCATGCTAAAAACTATTGACCTGTTTGCTGGAATTGGCGGAATGCGTCTTGGATTTGAGAATGCTGGATTTCAAACCGTATTCTCAAATGATTTTGAACCAAAGTGTAAATTGACCTATGATTTAAACTTTGCTGATTCTAAACTTCATATTCAAGATCTTCGTGAGATTGATCCCACCATACTTCCCGACTTTAATTTTTTACTAGGTGGATTTCCTTGTCAGCCATTCTCTATTGCTGGTCATCGTCAAGGATTTGAAGACGAAAAGGATCGAGGTAATTTATTCTTCTGTATTGCCAACATCCTTAAAGAGAAATCTCCTGATGGATTTCTTCTTGAGAATGTTAAAAATCTAGTCGGTCATGATGGTGGCAACACTATGAAAACCATTGGAAGTATTCTGACTCAACTTGGTTATCAGTTCAAGTATAAGGTTCTCAATACAATGGAATATGGCAATGTCCCCCAAAATCGTGAACGTATTTACATTGTAGGATTCAAAAATCCAGTACAACATCTAAAGTTTAGTTTTCCAGAAAAAGTAACACTCACCAAAAGTGTACGTGACTATCTTGAGCCAGTAGTAGATTCAAAATACTATTATAATGGTAAACCACTTTATGACAGAATCAAAGATGATGTAGTAGATGAGAATCAAATCTATCAGTGGAGACGTAAGTATGTACGTCAGAACAAGCGTGGTGTATGTCCTACTCTGACTGCAAACATGGGAGCTGGTGGACACAATGTTCCTATCATCAAAGTTTCTGATGGCATTCGTAAACTTACTCCACTTGAATGTCTACGACTACAGGGATTTCCAGATTGGTATCAACTTCCAAAAATTGCAGATGGGGCTCTTTATATGCAAGCTGGCAATTCAGTGAGTGTTCCTGTTATTGAGGCTATTGCTAAACAAGTTGTGATTGCGATGAGTTAATATGAGGGGCTAAATGCCCCTCTTTTTTTCTAAATATTTAAAATTCAGATATAATCCATGGCAGCAACTACAGCAAAAGAGAATCTAATGTGCTTGGCTTTTGCTTATTTTATGGATAGTGCTCCAGCAGGTAGACAAGACACTAATCACTTTGAAGCATGGGAAGAATTGTTTAAAGACTTCACAGTTAAAGATGTGAAGGATAGATTTAAATCATATCTAGAATCTGGATTTGATTATAACTCTTTAAAGCAAACATATAGTGTAACAAAGAAAGCAACTCATGCTCATGTTGTAGTAGCATATAAACAGATCCTAAAGTTATATTTCTCTGGCATTATATCTAAGTCTAAACAGTATAGGATATACACACAATCAAGTTCATTTACTAGAACTGTCAAAGATGCATGTTTGAAGAAGTTGAAGTCAGTATTTGATCTAAAAGGAGACTATCAACTACTATCGCCAATAGATTTCTTTATTGTTAACTATCCATTAAAAGGATCAATTGAAAAAGAATTCAAACAGAATATTATAAATGTCAAATCAACTGAGCAATTATTATTAAATTACCACAAGAATAAAGATAAAACCTATGAATACATGATTGCAGACTATTTCAAGTCTAAGGATCTGATTGGTGTATCTCATAAGATGTTATCAAGTAAATCTAGTGTGCCCACCATAAAGATTGCAGGAAATGTGAGTAGACTTGGCAATTATGATAAACGATATATTGATCCATATTCTCAATTTGTTATACTATTGAAAGATAAATCTTCAGCTAAGGTTGAGAGTTTGATCAATGAGATTATTGATGTTAAATATGATTTATGGAACATTCGTGAGAACTTAGATTCATCATCTTGGAAATTAGTATTTGACTTCAACTACAAAAAGTTAAACAATCAATTCAGTGATAGTAGATTTAATTTAGAGCCATTGCCATCTGGTGGTTCTGGTAGTTACAATGGTAAGTTTGATATTAAAAAGGGTGAAGCAGCTAAAACACCTTGGGTAGCAGGAATGGCACCTAAAACATTAGAACCAATGCTATCAGCTTATTCTGGTTATGATACAGTAATGTCAATGCTTGCAAGTAGAAGAGTTCAAGCATTATTGAAAGTAGCAGGTGTAGATAGAGAGAATGAAATTGATACACCAGAAGGTATGCGAGCACTATCATTCCTAAAGAATAGAAAGTTTCATAGTTATAGTGAACTCAAGAATGCTACTGAACCATACTTTGAACAACTTGGTAATGCAAAGATAATACAGGATTATATGCGTGAGTGTATTTCATTGATTCGTAAAGAAGGTAGATATACTGCAAATCTAGATGCTATTAGAACAGAGAAGATCCTTGCCAATCATTATATCTCACTGCAAATGTCATATTTTTGGATAGCTGGTGGCAGAAACTTCAAGTTATACTTTAAGAAGCAACTACTATTCAGTATATTTGGTGCTATCACCAAAAGATCATTTGGTAGAATTACTGCATCAAATGTATTGGTAGATGCTATCAGTAAAACAGTTCTAGAAGATAAGCAAAGAGAAGTTAAAGTATCAGTTAAGTCTGCACCACATGTATTGATGACTTGACAGGTCAGGGCTGCCATGGTATGGTAGCTCTATTGCTGTTTTCACCATGAAGCTTCGACCCCACCAAAGCCGTAGCCTCACCAAGATGGAGCTGGTTCGCATGGGCCAGATCTATGTGCCCACTGGCGGTGGCAAGACACTGATCATGATCCGAGATCTGATCCGCCGTCTGAATGAGGCAGACAAGCCATTCACCGCCCTTGTGGTGGCACCTCGCATCCTCCTGGCTAACCAGCTCTCTTCTGAGTTTCTGGAGCACATCACTGATCCTATGGTTCGTGTGCTTCATGTTCACTCTGGTGAGACACGGCATGAATCTACAACTCATCCTGATCACATTTATGATTGGGCAGTACAAACATACAAGCGTGACAAGATTATTTTTACTACTTACCATTCTCTACATCGTATTATTGACAGTGGAATACACATTGATACAGCTTACTTCGATGAGGCTCACAATGCCTGTAAGCGAGACTTCTTTGCTTCTACTGCAATGATGTCTCAACATGCAGACTCTACATATTATTTTACTGCTACACCTAAACTGTCACAGAACCCCAAAGGTCGTGGCATGAATAACTCTATTGTGTTTGGTAATGTCATTGAGAATGTACCTGCACCTGAATTGATCGACAATGGTAGCATCATTCCTCCAATGATACAAATTCATGAAGTAGATGGTGAGCGTGATAAAGAGAATGCAGCTAAACAAGATGCCAAGACTCTACTCAATATCCTTGATGGTCTTGATGATAGTAAAGCACAGAAAGTATTGGTAGCTGCACCTAGCACTCGTGTATTGTGTCAAATGTTGTTTCGTACTGATGTCATGAATCAGTTCAAACAACGTGGCTATGAGATTCTTCACATCACATCTAAAGAGGGTGCATATGTCAATGACAAGAAAGTAAACAGGGAAGTATTCTTTGAGACAATGACTAAGTGGGGACAAGACAGGCAGAAGAAGTTTGTATTGTTTCATTATTCTATTCTATCTGAAGGGATCAACTGTCCTGGTCTCACTCATTCAGTTTTGCTTAGGAATCTCAATGTGATTGAAATGTGTCAAACTATTGGTCGTGTGATTCGTGTGGATCGTCAAGATGCACAGGATATGGCTGATGGTATTCTCACTCCTGGTGACTATGAATCATATCGAAAGTCTTATGGGTTTGTGACTGTACCAGTTCACAAAAACTATGGCAAGAATACTCAACAGCGTCTGCAGTCTGTGGTAGACTTTGTGTTCCGCCAAGGTATCCCACCTGAGTATTATGTTGATTGAACCAGTTGCCAGGCTGGCACACCCCCCTTGACAAGCCAGCCAAACCATCCTAATGTATCTTTGTTGACGAGGAGGATTCCTTGACCTACACACGACGCAGACGCATTATGCCAAACAAAGATTATACCTGGGCTGAGATCCTGGGTGCTGGAGTTGCAATTATTGGAGTTGTAGCAGTTGCAGTTGCTCTTGGTGCAATTTTGATGATTCCAGTTGCATGGGTACTGCACTGGATTCTTGTAAATCTATTTAATTACACTGTACTCTCACTGTGGCAAGTATGGGGCATTCTAATTGGTGTCCGACTTGCATTTGGTGGACTAAACATTAACACAAACAACTGATCATGAACGAAGGTAACATCACTGTCACTCTGACAGAATCCCAGCATGAACTCATCAATGAGATTCTACATCATGCCATGGATTCATTTCAACTAGTTGCACCATATGATGATGGTCTATATGATCTTCCGATGGACAATCCAATCATTCAGCGTCATACAATGATTGAGAACCTTCGGGAAATGTTTTATGAACTCTGGGCTGATCGCTTCGCAAAATGATTCCACTTCTTCTTGCTACAGTCATTCAGTATGATTTCGTATCGACTCCTGTTCCTGAAAGTATTGCAAGGCAATGTGCCAGCGATGTTGGCATTCCTTATGCTAGCGATGCTTTTAGTGATACTGAGTGGCAAGAGTTTAAACGCTGTATTATTTACAAAGTAGGACAGTAACATGGGACAACGCTGGATAGCAACAATCCGAACTCAATCCAACATTCTCCAGAATATTGAGATTGACACTCCTGGTATTGTACGACAAGATGCTATTGCACAAATTAAATCAACTTATGGTGCAAAAGAAGTTGTTACATGCAATTCAATTAGTTCATCATCTAGTAGTTCTTCTGGATCATATTCTGGTGGATCATCTGATGGTAGTTGGTTCTGGGTTTTGCTATTCGGTGCCATGATTGCTGTCTATGTGTTTAGATATGTAATCATTGCTGCAGTTGTTCTAATTGCATTGTATTATCTCTACAAATGGTTTAAGAAATGAAAAGTATTCGCTTCATTGGTGATGTTCATGGTAATTGGAAGAAGTACAAGAAGATCATCAATGATTGCGATACTTCTATTCAGGTTGGTGACTTTGGAGTGGGCTTTGTGAGTAAGATCACAGAACAAGTTCATTCCAATCCACCGTATGATCACATGAACAAAGGTGACCACAGGTTTATTCGTGGTAATCATGATAATCCAAGTGTATGTAAAAAGCATCCATTCTGGATACCTGATGGCACAATAGTTCATGATAAAATCTTCTGTATTGGTGGTGCAAAATCTATTGATGCACACATGAGAACAGAAGGTTACAACTGGTGGGTGAATGAAGAATTATCATACAAAGAGTTTCTCATTCTATGTGATGTGTATGAAAAACTCAAACCACCTGTCATTGTGGCACATGAAATGCCAGAAAGCCTAACATACATAGTATGCTCTAAGTGTAATATGACGAAATACGACGATCCATCTATCACTCGTCAATTTCTTGATAATATATTAGAGATTCACAAACCAGACTTATTCATTCATGGACATTGGCATGTCAATCATCACACCATACACAAAGGTGTTGAATATATTGGTCTGGGTGAATTAGAGTACATTGATTTGGAACTATGAACACAGAAGACTGGACCAACCTGAACAAGATGCACAAGGAATTATCAAAGAATCATCTTGCAGCCTATGATACGGCATATCTTGAGAAGTATGTTGAACTTCTTGCCAAATCACTTGAAGGGAAAGGAGACCCACATCATGAACGACATTGATTATTCTATTCATCTGTGTGAAAACAATGCTATTCGCCAGATGGATACATTTACCAATCGAGCAATGAGAGCTAAAACAAATAAAACACGATACAAGAACTTTCGCAATGTTGATGCTCTGTATGCAGAGTATCGTGAATTGATTGAGGACGAACCAAATTATGTTACTTTCACACTTAATCACCTTGAGGGTATTTTCGATGATTGAGACCACTACATTCCCCGTTGAAGTTAATGCTATTGCAGCTGTTGCTGGGTTAGCTGGAGCACTTGTCGTGATTCTTTACGCATTCACACGGAACCATCAGTATGAAATGCGGAAAAGTCTCCGCAGGATTAAGAAGACTAATCAATCAGAGGTTGACCTTCCGCCTCAGGTGGGTTAATATACAAAGGTAGTCAAGGGAACCACCCATGATTGAGACCTTCACCACAAACCGCAAGCCCAAAGAGGTGTATCATTACACCACATCCCGCTGGGATTGGCAAGATGGTAATGTCAATCAGATGTGGATTGAAGAGGTTGATGACAATCAGTATGTTGCTATTGCACACAATCCACGCAATAATGCTACTGCAGTTCTCTCTAATCCGAGAAACTATGCTGAAACTCTAAACTGGGTTCGTGGCTTCTGTGGTTCCTTCTGCATTCTTTGAATCATGAAACTTTCTCAAATTCCTCCTGCACTTGCTCAAAACTTTGGTTATGATGTAATGGCCATGAATGACACTGAAAAAGTAACTGTAGTTCGTCGTAAAATTGTTTATGAAGAACTGGTAATGAGTAAGGATGAATTTGAACAACTGAATAACAATCTTGAAGAAGAGGAAGATTTTAGTTACAATGAATTGAATATGACTGACATTGGATTTGAAGATCTCACCAATGAATCCATTGAATATACTGCATTCCCTGGTGATGTAACATCATTTACTGATGATGCGGTTACATTTATGTTTGAAAATGTAATCTGGAGTGAATCTTTTGAACAAATTCAAGTTGCAAGCTGATGAAACCGTATCCTCTGGGTATCGACAATCCCTATAAAATTATGCAAGAGATTGGTTCTACCAAATGGTCTATTTACAGACTAGAACCATTCCAGAAGGTGGCTACGTTTAAGTCACAAACTCAAGCCTATGATTGCCGCCGTGCTCTACTCAAAATCGAGGGTTACAACGCATGAATGGTAAGTACATCATCACTGGTGCAATAGGTTTCATTGTTATTATTGCATGGAATCTATTCCTGATTGAACGAGATAATAAGATGTTCAAGTCTTATTACATGCCAAATTACGAGCAAGTCCAATGAAATTCACTGATCTTGAGTTTGAACCACATCCACATTATCCTGATGGAGTACATGCAAGGTATTTCTTCCCTAATGGGTATGGAGTATCTGTAGTCAAGTTCCCTGGCTCGTATGGTTTTCAAGATGGATTATATGAAGTAGCCATCATCAAAGGAACCAAAGAAAACTATGAAATCTGTTATGATACACCTATCACTGATGATGTCCTAGGACACCGAGATGAAACCGACGTTGAAAATATCATGGAGGAAGTACAAACACTATGATCACAACAATAATGGCAGGATTTGCCTTTGGTTATTGTGTAGCCGATATTATAATCAATTATCGTGCTCGTCGTGAACACAATAACTTACTAAAAACAACTATTCAGAGGTAACAAATGTCTAAAAAGCCTTATAACAAACAACCACAACCAAAGACTGTAAAGATCTTTGGCACCTATCATACCTATACCAAAATCAAGTAAAAGATGTCTATCTGACAATAAATAGTATTGCTTATGTGTCGCAACTTAAGCAAAAGGGAGCAATTGCTCCCTTTTTTAATATAAATATGATTGCGACACATAAAGCAGATGAAGAAACTCTATGTAGGAGAGTTGGACAAATTGTTCAACATAGACGGATGTGGCTGGATAGAAGATGATCCAAGTAGATATACTGTAACAAGAGATTCACACTCATGGAATAAATGTACTAAAGGATTAACTACATGCCCTGAACATCAAAAAGAAATCAATAGGCAAATGATGTTGAAAAGATATGCTGAAGGTTTGGATGTGACTGGTGCAAATAATCCAAGAGCAAAGACTTGGAAAATAATATATCAAGATGGAAGAGAGATAATCATCGGTGCATTGCAAAGATGGGCATTGGATAATGGTTATAGCAGGTCTGGTGTAAAGAACCTAGCCTACGGAAAATGGAAGAGATACAGGGATTTGGTGTCAATTGAAGAAGTGTCACAAAGCTCTTGACCATGCCCATGATCTGACCTATACTGTAAAGGTAATCAAGGAATGCAACTCAATGGCTACCCGAGGACGCATCGGCATCGAACTGAAAGATGGTTCTGTAGTTTCCGCGTACTGTCATTATGATAATTATCCTGAGCACACTGGTAAAATCCTCAAAGAGCAGTATACCACTAAAGAACAAGTTTCCAAACTGATTGATGGTGGTTCTATGTCATCTATTCGCACTGCACATCTATGGGAAACCAAAGCAATCCGAGATAAAAACAATAATATCGTCACTGATGAACATGGTAATTGGCTTTATACACCCACCAGAAGCCCACAGCCTCTATATCATACAGAAAGAGGTGAAGAGATCTGTGTAGAACACTCTACCCTAAAAGAATTCATCTCTGGTAATTCTGGAGAAGAGTATGCTTACTTGTTCACTCTAAATAATGAATGGAAAGCCTACAAGATTGGCTGGGGCACCACCAATACCATTGAGGTCCAGATTCCAAACTGACCACTCAGGGGCCACACCAGCCCCTTTTCTGCTTTATACTACACACAGTTCAGCCAACCACCCATGGCCACTCAACAGTTCATTCCTCAAGTCTCCAACCACTTCTCCAAAAGAATCCGTGTTAATACAGGAGATAGTATCTTCTATGTTTATCCTGATAAACTTATGGAGTCTATTCCTCTTCCTGAAACTGAAGAAGATGCAATTGGTGATGGCTTTCTAGTCATCAGTGAGTATGATTCCAAGTTCTGCACTTATTACTTGTGTATTGCAAATGAAGAATACATCGGTAGCCTTGATAAACTAGAATCTATTCTGTATGATTGGTCATTGTCCGAAGGATACCAATGGTAACATGCAATGAACATTCCAAACTGGCAACATCACTCTAACAAACCAAAAACCACTAAAGGTCAATGCAAAGGAAAACTCAAGGCTAGGAAGCAATCTTTACAACACCTCAAAGCCCAGTATTTGCGACCAAAAAACAGCACTTTTTGACCCTAAAACCATGCCAGCCATCTCCCACAACCAAACACTGCATTTAATTCATTCTAAACTGTATTCAGCCTCACCATCCTCTTGGCCAGCAGATGAACCACTCATACATTGGTCAGTAAAGACTCCAGATAAAACACTTAAAGTAACCACATTTGGGTACAAGAATCCAATTAAAGAAATCAAGAAGCATATCCATAATACTATCACTACTCAGTTAGTAATAAGAGAATATATCTAAAAAAATAAATAATTCATCAATCACTAATCACAACATGATTACCTATCAACAGTTCAATGAGAACTTACAACAGAGACAACAACAACTCAATCAAAGACAAAGAGAAAAGCTACAAGCAGAAAGAGAAAGAGTAGCAAAGTATCATGCTAACAAGAAAGCAGAAGCAGATAGAGAAGATGAACAAGCAGAGATTATTAAGAGAATAGAGAAGATAAAGAAGTGATACGGAAAGAATAGTATGAATATGTGTAATTATTAACATTGTATTAAATGTACTAAAAAATATAAGTTTGTGTTATGTAATGATGACAATAGAGAGAATTATTAAGTATATACTGTATGTGTGTCCGAGTGTCTCTGGTTGTCTCCGAGTGTCTCTATGTGTGTCCGAGTGTCTCTGTTTGTCTCAGAAAGGTTCGGAGGTTCAGCAGTCTTGGCCCGCAGTATACCACATCACGCCGAGTTTGTCAAGCCCCCCAGCCCAAAAAACCCATAAGGACTCCAAATCATTCCGAGCCCCTCTGATTATTATCACTAATATCAGAAATTATTAACCATATACCATATACCCATAAGCATCACTGATCAATGACCCCTTGACACCAGACCCAGAATGCCCTATATTGCATATGTCCCTGAGAGACCTCCCCAATGGAAGCTCTGATTGCAGCCCTCTACAAGATCTTTTATGATAACTCCCAGGCGGGTTATTATAATGCTATCTCTGCAGTAATGGCTAATTATGATCACTATAATGATGGGAGTGATTATTGATGGTTAACTACACTGAAGTGATTAGTTTCTTTAACTTACATTCCATGAACCAAGACGAAGCTATCGAACTGCTACAGGAAGAGCTTTATAGTAATAACTATGTGTTCATGGAGAAAGTAATTGAAGAATATGTATTGGGATTAGAACAAACTGAATTAGCAAATCTTATCAATACCATAAGGACAGCTAATCATTCAGAGGGTTGACAGACCCCTGAAAATCGGTTAAGTTACCTTTGTTCACTTCTGAACCACCTCCAATGGCTCTGATTCTCGACACCTGCAATCAGTACAATTCTGTTGCAAATCATGATCACAAAATGACATGGTGTGCATCTTGGGTTGACCATTATAATTTCCTTGCAGGTATTAGTTTCAATACTGAAGCTGAGACTGCAATGTATAAAGAAGAGATGACTGAATACCTTTGCTATGATGTCTGATTAGTATTACTAATCAATCAGGGGGTTGACAGAGGCCAGCCCCCATGCCATACTTACATCGTTCACCACACAAGGCCATGAACCTCACTTCTGAACAGGTCAAAGATCTCTGCCAGGCACATTGTTATCGTGTCATTGATCAAATGAACCACGATGATTTGATTAGCTATGCTGTACAGATGATGTACATGTCATTTGAGAAGAATCCTGGTGATGGTGACATTGATGTTGAAATGTTGGTTTCTGACATCTATGTTGCTGAAGATGAAGATGATGATTCTGTGCGAGAGTTTATCTCTGGCACAGTAGGTGAAGAGATTGCTGAACAAGTTATTAACTATCAATTCTGAACCAATGGACACTTACGATTTTGCTGAACTTGAGGCTGAGGTTTATGATTGGCAGGATGACATGTTGATTCCTGCTGATGATGATGCTGAAGCTGAACGTAATTTCAGCCAACTGTTTAACTCCAACACTGATTATTGATTATTATGTCTAAAGAAGTTCTGATTTCGATGCTTCGCAAGGGAAAGAATGGTGAGCAAATTCTCACTATTCTCGACATGATTACTGATGATGAAACCACTGCAGAACCCACATCTGAAGAGATTGAGTTCTGATTAGTATTACTAATCATTCAGGGGTTGACAAGCTCAGCCCCACCTGTTAAATTATTATTGTTCAATCGAGACAACCACCATGACTGTTGCAACCACTCCTGTTCACCGTCAGTTCACTAAAGAGCAATCTACTGCCATTCAAAGTGTTACTGTAGATGGCACTGATGTTATTGTTACTTACCACAGTAACGCAGACAAAGCCTACGCATTCACATGTAGTGAGTCCTATGCACAATTCCTGACTGATCTACTTACTAATGATCAGCTAATCAAGGATGTTAGCATGGGTTCGACTATTGCTGATGCCAAGAAGACTGGTGAATTAGTATCAGTTACTGTCTGATTATTAACTATACTGGGGAGGCAACTCCCCTTTCAAAATTATTAACATTACAATCTGTGACAGCTGAACTCATTGCTGCCCTTATCATGCTTAAATTATTAAGCATAACTACCAGGAAACTCTCATCATGGCTCCGATGATTTCTGTTAAACCTATTTCCAAAAAGGCCAAAAACAGGTTCGCTAATCTAATGGAATCATGCGAACATTGTATTGTAGAACAACATGTAGGAGATAAGATATTTCTTAGAAGTATGAATGGAAAGAACTTCTTTTGGGTAAATATACTTAAAGACCAAGATTGGCAAGTGGAGATGTAGATATTACATTATGTTACATGGGGTGGGTTAGGTGCTCACCTCATGCTGTAGGATCAACAGGCAGTCGCAACCACACCAATGAACCCGACCCTAAGTTACTTTGAAGCTCTAGACTTTGCAGCTGGTTGTCTAGTTGGCGATGAATTCCTGACTGAGTATGGCTCTGCTGTTCGCTGGGTTAATTGTACCATTGATCTGGGCGAACTGTTCACCTTTATCGACAATTGCCTGCAGAAAGTATAATGTTTCAAAGTGTGACAGGGCTGGGTTACCTGGCCCTGCTGATGCTGTATGATTCTGAGGCAGTCGCAACCGCACCGTGATCAACACTCAACACCTGCCTGGAATCGGTCCCGACATCAGCCAAGCTGATCTGGCCGCCGAGCAGTTCCGAGCCAGGGTGGGCCAAGCCAAGCCCAAGCCCAGCGCCGAGCCTGTATGGGCTGAGGGTCACCAGCTGACCGCCGAGCAGTGGGATCAGTTTAAGCGTGACCGCTTCCACACTTGGCACGGTGAAGGCTGGGTTATGTCAGTCTCAACCTGGCTGGCCCAACGTTAAGCTTTGTAACGGGGCTGGCCACAGCTGGCCCCATCACCTGCTAGGATTCTCAAGTCTTCAACCGACACCGAGCCATGCAATTCGCTCTCACCGCTGTCAGCTCCAATGCCAAGACTGGCCCCATCCCCGTCAGCACCTCCAGCCGCGAGACCTGCCCGAGCACCTGCCCTTTCTACGATAAAGGTTGCTACGCTAAAAGTGGCCCCCAGAATATACACTGGAAAGCTGTAACTGAGGGCAAGCGAGGTGTGAGCTTTCAAGAGTTCACCTCTAAGATTCGCAAGCTGCAACGTGGGCAGATCTGGCGTCACAATGTATCTGGAGACCTGCCACACATCCTAGGTGACATTAACGCACCTATGGTCGAAGCCCTGGCTGATGCCAACCGTGGTCGCCTGGGTTACACTTACACTCACCACATTCTGAATGATCACAACCTAAAGGTCATTCAGGAAGCTAACGCTAAAGGCTTCACGATCAATGCATCCACAGAGGATGTAGAGGTGGCTGATGCTGTTATGTCAGAGCACGGCATTCCTGCTGTTGCTGTTGTCAAGTCTGACAAGACTGATAGATTCTATCGCACAGAATCAGGTCGTCGGGTTGTAACTTGCCCTGCAACAATCCACGAGAATGTAACTTGTGCAACCTGTAAGCTGTGTGCAAAGTCTGATCGTGATTTCATTATCGCATTCCCTGCACATGGCAATGCAAAGAAGACTGTGAACGAGATTGTGGCCTAAAGTATAATTATTTCGGTTTGTGAACAATCGGGTCTGGGGCATCGCCAGCCCCCACCCGATGCTGTAGGATACTGTCAAGCGAGGCAAACGGACCTCGCACAACTCACCCGAGAATCATGACCCGCTCTGACCGTCTCACCCGCACTTCGATCCCCACCGCTGTTGCCGTGGCTGTTGCTAAGGTCACAATCCGCCACCAGTGTGTGGTTGGCCGCCACCGTGCCCAATGGCTGTGTGATCTGGCCACCAGCCAGACTGCTCTCAAGGCTGAGCGCAAGCTAGCCCGCCAAGCCCTGCAGATCGCTGCTGATGCCGCTGGTCGCAGTGTTCGGACCCTCGCTGATGGCCGCACCATTGGGGATCGTGTGTTCAGCAAAGCCTCCAACCGTCGCCTGCGGGATTGGAGCCAAGATCGCAACGCCACTGTGTGATCAGTCAAGGGGGAGCCAGCCTCCCCCACCCATCAGCCATTCTGATCTATCAGCAGTGCTGATCAGTCAGGCAGGGCAGTATAAGCGCCCCTTATGGGTCGCGCCGCCCCGCCCCGTGAAAAACGTTGGGTCCTTCAAAGCTATACCGAACCATTTGAGCCCGAGAGATAGTTAATCACAAAAAAATTCCCAGACCCCTCAAAGGCACTCAAAGGTCCTCAAAGGGTCTCCAACCAACTCAAAAATTTCCCACCAAATTTTTATGACTTATATGGATTGCCCAAATAATCAAAATGGCTACACATCAGAAGATCTTCACACATACCAGGATATCAGAGAAGATTTAGAAACAGATAGACAAGAAGCTATTGAATTTTTAGCCCAGCTAAAAACAAGATATCAAATGGAGATAAAAAATTCTGGTATACGAGAAGCACTCAAAGATCTTCATACTACCCTCAATATCACAAAACCATCAGAGTATTATGAAGATGACATCGTAGTTGTATATGATGAGTTATATACATTAAACAAACAATTTTACGAATCCAAAACTAATACAGAAATTATCAAGTTAATCGAAGGAGAAGAAGAATATATCATATTTCCCCATTTACAATTTGAAAAACTTTTATAAAAATTTTTTCCAAGAAACCTTCATATATACTGTAAATCTTTATACAATTTTATGTCTACATTTTCATATACAACAGAAGTAGAGTACGATAACACATCTGGTGAATATTTCATTAAATTCCCTGATGAGGTACTAGAAGAGATGGGTTGGCAAGAGGGAGATACTTTAGAGTTTGAATACTTTGATCATCATGACACTCCTGGTATTCGCATACATAAAGTAGGAGACTGATGACTTATACATATGGCTAATTGTAGTCCAAAAAAAGATAGGAAGACTGAAACTTTAACATTTCCATATCAATCTTGTCCTGTTACAGAAGAAAATCCTGCAACAACTTTATCCATTTCATTTGGACCATATACTGATAAGTATTGGTTTGAGGTAAGACCACCTGATCTTGCACAGAAGACTATAGTAAATGGTAGCAAGAAGGAAAAACTAGTTAAGACTGTTATTCAGATTCCTGCTCTGGATGCAGAGAATGCTGATGGTGATAATGTAAACTTTGTTGATCAAGAGTTTTATCAACAAGAATACGAGTTTATTGGTTCTGGTGATAATATTAAAAGTAGACCAGTCTATGAAAGATTCTGTAAAGCAGATAAAGTATATGACGAGCAATACTTCTATCATATCTTTGAATGGCCATTAACTCATGATATTCAGGAGAGAACCGTTGGTGGGATTACTGTAACTACTCCACCTGATGATGGAGATCCAGAAACTCCAGAAGCTTGCCCAGTTTATGCAGTATCCAGTACCAGCGTCAGCGGTACATTCACACTTAATAGAGTAGATAGTCAAGTAATTGGCCTACCTGAAGGTAGTATTGCATATCATGGTGGTACAAATGATAATAAGATCTTCTTTTATTACAAAGATACTACGAACAGAGATATGATTGCTGTTGGTGATGTCATCAACGGCTGGACAGTAGATAAAGTAGTCAATTATAACTCTGAGCATTTTAACGAGAAATCTTTGAGAACCACAGAATCTGTTAGAAGAAGAGTCTCTAAGGTTTCTGAGAAGAACAAAACTCCTGGATTTATCTTTGTCAACAAAAACGACGGAGCAGAGGATAGAATTATCAACGTCGGTGATAAAGTTACTGGCTATGGTATTCAAAAAGAGACCTACGTAGATAGTATTCAGGGACTAAAGATCTTTCTTACTAAACCTTTAAAGTACAAAAGGAAAAGAAAAGTTAGAAACGTAACATTTACCAACACTAGTCTTGCCAATAACATTTCAAACCAAATTTTATGTTATGCAGAGATTAGTGGCGGTAGTGCTTCATTTGTAAAAGATCAATACTATTCTAAGGATACTCCAAGTACACCTCAAAGTACTAGTATTGTTTATCATGTATTTGATGATAAAAAGAACAAAGATATCCAGTTAACTACCACCAAAGATATTAGGGTTCAAGCAAAAAGTAAAGGTGATGAAGGTGGATCTAATGATTCAGATAATCGAAAGCATTACCTAGTCACATTCTTAGATGAGACTACTATTAGTAACAAGAATGATGTTCAGATTACCATTACTGATGACCAAACAGCATCTGGTGTTGAGAAATCATTTACATTTGTATCTAAAATTGAAGTAGTAGATAGTACAAGTTTTAAAGTTTGGTTTAAAAAAGATAATAATAAAGTTAATACTTTTGTTCGTGGTTGGAATGTAATCCGAGTTCCTGGAGGTGCTAATGTTCCAACAAATACAATTCAGGTTATTGCTGGTAAAGGCATTATTGATAGGTCTGCAGTATGTGGTGTTTATGTAAGTAACGATAAAAAGTTCTATACATATACTCCATTGTTCTATTCTAGAGACGGATTCTGTGAATCTACTTACTTAGAAGATGATGATGGTAAGTTTATACTTGGTAGTGTTATTCTAAATGATGGTAGTTATTACATTCAACAGCAATTCTTATGTGTTGCCCCTGCAAGTGATAATGCATATCAGATAAACAATGTATTTTGGACCTATTTTAATCGTCCAGCAGAGAAAAATGAACTTGCTGGTTGGGTTTCTAAGCTTTCTGGGTCTAACTTTGTTGCCATTCAACAAGAAATTGTTGATAGTGAAAAGGTAAAACTAGGAACTCGTACTGTGTTATCAGTAAAAGACTCGGAATGTGACAATAATGTTACCCCAGACTACTCAAAAGTCTACTATCCACATAGTGAATTTAAGACTTTTAATGAATATATTGCACCAATCACTACAGATACAATTTTTGACCCTTGTATTGATGTAAAAACTCCAAGATCTTACAGCAAAGAAGAGCTTGATAATGTAATTACATCAAATTTACAAGGTAGTTTTGACTTTGCAAACATCAATTTACCTCAAGAAATGTACAAACAAGTCATTTCTAATGAAAATTCACTGCAAAATACTCTGTTGAGGGCTATTGAATCAATTGGTGGGTCTGTTCCAAAGCAAACAACCATCCCAAACTTGCCACCGTTAATTGAAGGTGAGGATAAATCCAGTCAAGTATTTAAAACTGAAGCTGCTTATCGTATTCCACCTAGGTTTAAATCATTAGAATACGTCATTGAGGACTTTAGTTTTGTTGATGATTCTGCGTTATTCCCAGATTCTGATGAGAATAATATACAAATTCAAATTAAATCTATTCCAAGATGGACTGGTAATGTTTCTCCACCCAGTGCAGAAGGCTGGCAAGCTAATGTTAACACCGATGGAGAAGGATTTATTACTACAATAACTGTTTCTGCTGTAGATTTTGCAGATCCAACCACTGAATGGGCAGCAGGACCAGCTCCCACTACGCTTTGGCATGGAGATGATACAAACTATCAAGTTACTTTTGAAAAAACTCTAAACTTCAGAGTAAATGAAGTCAGTAAGAATCTTTCTAATGCAGTCAAGAACAAAGGTAATCCATATATGGATGAACCTCCATATGCAAAGCTCACCCAAGAATTAAAATCATCTGATACTACAATTACAGTAGATAGCACTCATCAATTCATTTCTGCTGGATACTTAATTATTCCAAAATTTATTGTGAAAAAAGAAATTAATCCAGAAACTAGAAATGAAACTCTACATCATTATTATCTTGGTGAAGAAATTATCTATTATAGAGACAAGACCGAAACACAATTCTTACAATGTACACGAGGAATGTTTAGTACCACATCATCATTTGATAAAACTGCAAATACTGGGGATATAGAATCTGGAGTTACATATATAATTAAGAGTCTCGGATCTGTCAACTGGAAAGATTACGGTGCTCCAGATGGTTATGGTGTAGGAACTATCTTCACTGCAACATCTGATGGATCTGGAACTACCGAAAGTGGAGAAGTATACTTATTTGAAAGTACTATGACCCCATTTTCAGGAAGTACTTATGCACTCAATAGTTATCAAAAGAATAACTACTTGTCTCAATTCTGGCCTATTTCTATTCAGGACAAATAAACATGACAAGACCAATAGCAGCATTAGGAAATCCAGATTCCATTTCTTTTAGATCTTGTTGTACATATCCACCGAATATAGTAACACCAATTGCATCCACGGTATTTTCCAATGGAAGACCAAGAGCCAAGGCAGGAGACGTTCTGATCCCTGCTCCAGGCTTTCCTACGTGCCCAGACACAAGCTGTGTGGTCCTAGAAAGAGCCATCATAGCCCCAAGTAAGGTTTTTGTTAACGGAAGACCATCTGCCCACGTAGGGGACTTGACAAATACCGTTTCACCACGTACAATATTACCTGCCCCCACCAACCTATTCGTGAACTAACATGGCAAAATCACCTAGCTTCAGCAAGTCTGGATACACTCCAGGAAAACCAAAGATGACCCGTCAAGGGCGTTCAAAAAATACCCAGCTTTCTGCCACAAGTCGCAATGGTCGAAAGAAAGCATATCGAGGTCAAGGTCGATAATACAGTATTTGGAGGTCATAGACCTCCTTTTTTTATACTAAATACTACCGAAGGGATAGCAACCCCTTTAAAAGTTCTGTTAGACCCATTTTTTGGAGAAAACAGATGGCAATACATCCAAATCCCGATAGGGATACCACATACATGAAGAAGATGTGGGGGACAACTCGATTAATCACTGATTACGTTCCTCAAAAAGTTCAAAAATCAAAAAAATATCGTCTTGATTACTGTGAATACTTTGAGGATGTATCTAAATAGTTTATAACTACTAGTGTTTTACCTAAATGTCCACCGTTTCTCAAGAATTAGGCAAAATTTCTAGGTCTTTTAAGGACATTAGCTTAAATTTTGGCATAAATCCAGTTACAAAGGACGTTGTGGTGTTAAAAAATGAGGAAGCTATTAAACAATCAGTTAAAAATTTAGTTTTGACTAAATTGGGAGAAAGATTATTCAACCCATTGATTGGAACTGATACTACTAGCTACCTCTTTGAACTAAATTCGACATTTTCTGCAAATTCTTTAATTGAAGAAATTGAAAATGTACTGATTACATATGAACCAAGGATTACATTAGAGAATATTACTGTAAATGTTGATGATGATTCTAATGAATTTGAAGTAAGTATAGAATATTTAATTGTCGGGCTACCACCCGTCGTACAAAACGTAGACTTTATCCTCGTAAGAGAAAGCTAATAGATGGAACTACCTACTATCTCTGCATTAGAATTCGATCAAATCAGAGAATCCATTAAAAATTATATTAAAACAAAGACAGACTTCAAAGATTATGATTTTGAAGGTTCTAACTTGTCTATGTTGGTGGATGTGCTGGCATATAACAGCATGTATTCATCATATAATATTAACATGGTAGCTAATGAACTAAACTTAGATACCGCAGTTCTTCGTGATAATGTAGTTTCACATGCAAAAAGATTAGGTTATACACCAAATTCATATACCTCAGCAAAAGTAAATTATAATATTACAGTAAATAACGTACAGTCTTACCAATCAGTTAGTGTAGATGCTGGACCTATATTTTCAACAACACAGAACAATAAAAACTACACTTTTGTACTTAGAGATAAATTAAATATTAACACCCAAGGAAATAATTCAGTTACTTTCAATGATGTAGAGTTAATAGAAGGTTCTGAATTTAGTATTAGATATACAGTTAATGATGCAAATGAAAATCAAAGATTTTTCATTCCAAATAATTATGTAGATTCAGACAGTATTAAAGTTTTTGTGGTATCAGACCCAGGAACTAATCTGGAAGTTGAGTATGAAAGAAAACTAGGTATTGTTGGAATTACAGCATCAGACAGAGTATTCTTTGTTGAAGAAGTTCAAGATCAAAAATATGAAGTAATATTTGGGGACGATGTTATTGGTAGAAAGTTACAAAATGGCGAAATAATTATAATCAAATATATTGTATCCAGTGGTTCAGAATCAAATCAAATTTCCACCTCAGAATTAAAGTTTGTCGGCGTGATAACTGGAGATGATAGCAGTATTCCAGCAAGTAATATCACTACAACAGCACTAAGTGCAAAAACAGATGGTGGTTCCGAATTTGAATCTATTAAGTCAATTAAATATAGAGCACCTAGATACTATGCTTCACAACAAAGAGCAGTAGTAAACAGTGATTATGAAAGTATTTTACAGAACATATATGCAAATGCGGATTTAATCCGAGTTGTTGGGGGAGAGACTAAATCTCCTCCAGAATTTGGTAAAGTTTTTATATCAATAAAGCCAAAAATTGGATCTACAATTTCATTAGTTGAAAAAAATAAAATTGTAACAGAATTAAAGAAATATGCAGTAGGCTCAATAACTCCAGTTATTGAAGATGCTATTCCATTTTTAATAGATTTGTATATTGACGTAATATATGATCAGACTAAA